CCTTCGCCGCCGGATAGCTTATTGAGTTCAGATGTTAGGGATTCGAGAGACTTCTTACCAGAAGCTGCCTTGAGGGACTTAAAATCTACCATGTATAATCTCCGTATTACAATGTATAACAATCGTATGATGGGCATTTGTATCACCCAACATTATTTAGTATACTCCATGTCACCCATAATGTCAAGCATTACCTGCTTTATTTTTTCACTATCATATTTTACAAATGGAGTATATTTCACAACCCTCAATCGGACATCTTCCCATATCGGGTCGTATTCAAGTTTAGAGTCCCACTGCGTCAACGCCTTCGTCATTTTAACAAAAATGCAGAGAGACTCTAAACTGATCTCGTTGGCCAGAAATAACCGTAAGGCAGCAGGATGTTGCTGGCCCTTCGGTTCTTCTAGAATTTTCTTAAAATCTGTTTTGAAATTATATGTCAGAGACTGGTTACGTTTCTTCCAGTTCTGGTATGTTACCTGAGCAGAGTCTGAATATGCGAGATCACGTATCCAGAGTTTCGGATTAACACTAAGATTAGCAACAAGAAACTCGCATACATTTTCAACCTTAGATAATTTTTCAAAAAACACCTTATCCTTACGCTTCTCGAAAGAAGTATATTTTAATCCAGTTTTTCCGTTATATTTGATAAAGTCGTAATCGGGTTTGGTGAAGTGGTTTTTGATGGCGATATAAGTTTTATATGCTTCGAACGACGACATAACGACTCAGGCTCTCCATATTGTAAATAAGTCAAAAACTTGAAGTATAATCCCTTCTCACGACCATATGCCTCGATTTCCCAAGGACATTCCCAATAGTCCATTTCTTCGTGAAGATACTTCTCACCTTGCCACTTGACCATCCGTACGGGACGCCAAATGTCTTTCATCTCACCTTTTGCATATTGCTTTAAATGAACCATCTCATGAGCGAGCGCAAGAAGGGTCTCCTTCTTGCTAAGGGCACGGTCAATACCTATTTGAAACTCTCTGCAATTATTATTGTCGTCTGTCCAATCGCAATAAGCATAATCCCCGTCTTCATTCGTAAATTTCTCAAATTTTACTACCAAACGGATGTTATTAAATAGTTTCCCGCCCCCGATTAAGTACTTACCATAGAAATATATCGCTTTTTTGATTATCCCCAATGATACGTGCGATGGTCGACCGATTGTCTGTATACGCATAAACGCCTCCAACAATGGTTGAACCTAGTATTTATATGGGAAGGCGAGCTCCACGCTTCAGAACATTAAGATTTTCAGCTTCTAACTGAATCTTAGACCTCATTACCGGATCTTTTTTGATCCAATAGGCTGCAGTCTCAATTTCTAGATTATTCTTCTCGCACCAAAAGACAACAGCGTCAATATATTCTATATTCTTGTCTCTACAGAGCTTTTCTACTTCCTCTACGAAGCCTGAATTTTTAAACATTGTTTTTCATATTCTTTCAGTTCTGCAATTCTACGGGAAAGATATTCCTCTACATGGTTATCATTAAATCTTCGAGCCTTATGTCTGTTCAATTCTTGCTGTAGAGACCAGAGTATAGTACTGGCGTGCGAAAACGAATAAGACTCTTTTGCGTCCATAGAACTATTCCTTAATTGTAATTGTCGTATATTCGCCTTTGGTCATAGTGTAGAGTTGAGCGGCATGCTCAGGATGAAGGCGAACACACCCATGAGAAGCAGGACGGCCAAGGTTGCCAACATGAGGAGTAGCATGTATAGCGTAACCTCCAGAGAAAAAGATAGAATGGGGCATCGGCGCATTGTCATACTTCTTTGAGTAGTGCATAGGTTGATACGAATAAGGATGGAAAGTGCCAGTTGGCGTATAATAGCCCCTACGAGCAGTAGAGACTGGCCAACGTTCAATTAGCTCTCCATCCTCATAAATTGTCATTGACTGATGACGCTTTGAAACCACAACATCATAATTAGCCATAGCAGAAGTTGAAAATAGAACTACTGCAGCAATCAATAGTTTATTCATGATAGATATCCCAAAATAGCGCCAACAGGACCAACAAAAACACCAATGCAGCGAAGAATGAACTTAGCTGTTACAGGATTATCCATTGTGTTCCAAATAGTAACAATATTCAACACCCAACCAACAGCAAAGACAAGCCAGATTGCGATTAGCGTAAGATAATATCCAATGCCGTAATCTTCATGCCCATAATGACGTGCCATAATATATACTCCAGTTAGCGACCTGACTGTTTACGCCAAATCCATGATGATAAGTCTAGTAGTGATTGTTGAACTTTATTAACGAAAGAACTATTCCAGAACCAGTGATTGCGGTTTGACATTTTTGTTCTCCGATGGAAATGGCGACTCCGGTACGATTCGAACGTACGACCCCAAAATTAGAAGTTTTGTGCTCTATCCAGCTGAGCTACGGAGCCATTATTAGTATTATACCTGTTATAAAAGATGAAGTCAACTAAATAAGTGTGGATCACGATGTTACGAGCATCTATCCACTCTAGCACCTAATTAGGAGGTATCCAGCATGCATATTTATTCAGGCTACGTTTATATCTGGTATGACACCAGAGCAAAATTGTTCTATATCGGCGGTCATCACGGTAAAGTAGAAGATTCATATATCTGTTCAAATCAGATGATGAAAAGAGCATATCTCAAACGCCCAGAAACTTTCAAATTCAGAGTTCTAGAGTATGTCTACTCTGGGAAACAAGCATTACGAGAAGCAGAACAAAACTGGCTCGATAAGATAAAAGACGAAGAACTGTATTGGACTCCCAATATCTATAACAAATCAGTGAAATATTATAATAAAAAGAAACATTCTGCTGGAGGAAATGGTTCCGCCAATAAAGGTAACAGTAACATTGGTGGTTGGAACCGTGGTCTAAAAGGAGTCCAGGTATACACCAAAGAACGTAATGAAAAAATTGCCCGAAAACAACGAGAAAGATGGGCAAGAGAAAGAGAAAAAGCGGCAGTTTGTTCTGTTTCTAAGTAAACTGCCAAAACTCAATGAGATTAAGCTACGAGAGCATAACCTTCAAATGGAGCATTATCGTTTGCTGCATTTGCTTTTTTGCTTTCGAACTCCTTGAACCCTTACTACGCCCGTCGAATCCCTTTCACCCCCATCAAAGATACACAGTCGCTTCCCTTTTCTACAGACACATGGATTTGCGAAACCCCTCCGTTGTCTGTCTCCCTTCAACGGTGCTATCCACTAATCCTGGACACCCTTGAAGCATTGGGCTATGTATCTATGGTGGAGGTGGTGGCATCGAAGCCACGTCCGTAACGTCTATGCTGTTCCTCTCAACGTTCTAAGCAAATTATTTATTCTGTTGAAATTTGATTTTCAAACTCTTCTATCCAAGGATGAGGAGCTTCTATTTCTTTATCTTTAATGGCACGGATTTGACGTGCGGTCTCTGGCGAGACATTCGAAGAATTTAGCTTCATCACTGACATTACAACCAGCGATACTAAAACTAAGAAACACCATTGCTATTGCTATGTAAATCTTTTTCATTCTTATTCTCCGGATTATATTCGTGCTTTTCTACTTCTTCAATAGCCACAGAAAACCATTCTGTATTACCTTCACGACGATACTGAAGATCCTGCATAGGAACCATTACCATCTGTTTAGTTTCCGGATGAACCATCATCTTAGGAAACATAACCATACGAATATCAGTAATTGGCTTCTTTTTTACCAAGCCACCTGTTGGCAAACCACTAGCAGCAATAGCGCCATCTGGTCCAAGAATACTCATGTCTTTTGTCCTTTATACTTGTCAAGCAACTGAGAAAGAAACTCGATTGCTGAATCATTAAATGTAACGTCATTCAAAATACCAGTAACACAATACTGCTTTGCAGCCATAGCATTACCATCTGTCACCTTATCATACTCGACGATATACATATGACGATCTTTAGTCATCATAACTTCATGCATCTTATTACCAATTACACCGTTGTATAAAGTGACAAGAGCCTTCTCGTCAATAACCTTCATAAACTCTGCATTGGGATAGCATTTGATAACATCATCCGCCTTTGCCATATTATGCACGGTCATAAAACCAAGCACAAAAAAGAAAATGGCGATCAAACATTCTTTAGTTCTGCTCATCATTATTCACTCCTGATATAGACTTCATCAATTTAATATCATAATCAATCAACCTAGAAAGAGCTTCGATGGCATTCTCCTTACTAACTCCTCCAGCAATCTTATCTCTAGACCACATAACATACTTGATTAGCATATTAACGTCAAGTGCATTTTGATCCTTCAACTCATTCATGATATAACCCTCAATAGAATTGTGTTTTCGTTGATACGATACGCAAGAGGCTTCTCTGTCTTGATCTCATCAAAGACTTTTCGTAGGACAAGTTTGCCACCCTCGAGTATGCGCTTGAGAAACTCATTTGGATCTTTCCGTCCCACAGACCTGGTAATAGAGTTATTCTCACAATAGTTCGTAATGCTAGTGCCCTTGACCTGGAGCCCACCACGATCAATCGCTGTAAGCCTCGTAATCGTCTTATACTTTGTATTGAAAGTCCAGAGCTCCATTGCGCCGATGACTTTCTCTGGAGATACTGATGCAATCTTGTAAGTTGCATCTTCCTTCTGGTACTTGAGATTTTTGATTTTCTTTTCGACCGAAATCGTTCTTGGCTTGCGAGCTTTTTTAACTTTCTTTGTGTTCGAAGAATATCTCTCCGCATCCTCGATAAGCGTGTTGTAGAACGAAATAAGATTCTTGATCTCAGACTTCTTGAGGTGTCGGTATCCCTCTTTGAGTTGTTCACATTTACCCTCATAGGCTTCGAGTAATTCATCTAATACTGGGGTAAATTTAGAGATGATAGAAGTAGCGTAAGCGGCAGGAATGTTATTCGACTGCAGCCATTCATACATAGAAAACTCTACTTTGTCGTAGATGTAATCGTCTATCATACCCTCAATTTCGCCAAGAATGTCATGGGCACGCTCACGCATGCGGTCTTGAATGGAAACTACTGGCTTACTATCTTCTTCCTTAGTCTCCTGAACGTATTTATATGTATCCTTGATGCGATCGTTTATATAATCTTGTGTGTCAGTAGGTAATTTAGCCCCACGAGATAGGAGACGACAAACCCAAGCAACAGTAGTAGGTATAAGACTATCTGGAACAGATTTGATTTTCTTGGCATCATCAACACGTCCTAGATTTTTAAGATAGGTAACAATAAACTCTTTGGCCTCTGAATTGGAACACATAGCATTATACCAATTCAACGCCAGAGCATATTCCAATTTTGTAAGAGGCTTTGTGTATACTGGCTCGTCGCCCATATACTTCTTATTAACCAGATATGCCTCCGACTTCGTTACACGAGTAATCTTCGGTTTACGTTTAATAAGAGCAGGACGACGAGCCATTATATCCTCCGATTAGGCAGCAGCTGCCATTTCAACAGCGAGTTCCAGAGCCTTAGTCTTAAGACCCTTGTTGTAACCATACCAAGCAGACTGCATACGAGTGTCAGCCGAACGACCCATAACATGATCAGTCATAAAGGTAACAGCGTTAAACGGCTGCCACCAGCTGCCCTGAGCGAATTCGCTACCAGGCTGAGTGTCAAGAATACCAAGAGCAATATTAGCATTCTTCGAACGTTTACCTTCCGCCTTATCTTCCGGAGTAGCACCAGCCAGCGGGAAGATACGCTCGAAGTATTCAACGATCGACTCGGTCTTGGCCTTCTTAGAACCAAGGAACTGAGCCATCTCCTTATACTTCTGGAGCTTGTCGGTGGCGATACCAAGCATATCCTTCACGTTAGCAGGATTAAACTGCTTACGGTGAGAAATCTTGACCATACGCTCCACAGACGACGATAGAGAAAGTGTTAGAGTGTTATTACACACAACACGGATCGGAGTAAAACGAACGTCAGTGCTAAAGCCATACTTGTGGAAATTAGAGAAGAGCAGATAAGAGTCAATCTGATCTCCCTTAAAGAGTTCGAACGACTCCTTAACCTTGGCCAAACCCCAAACGATCTGACCATTCTTCAGAGATCCAGCAGTATGCATCTCCATATCACCAGCCATAACGAATTCGTTGAAGAACTCAAATGCCTCGGCGTTCTGGACAGGGTTCCAGTCGTCCGAAACAACGTCGAGCATCTTCTTATCCTTCATACGAATAAGAGCCGACTGCTTTGTTTCGATAACGCTATCCGGATCATTATCGTCGAGAATAGCGAAAGTCGGGAACTTTTTGACTTCCCAATTAAGACCAGCAGCTTCGAGCATCTGATCGGGCGTCAGATCGGCAGGAACCGAAACACCAAGACCATGCCACGGAACAGAGCCAGCGTAAGCCATCTGAGCCACGCCATCAACGAATTCGATCTCATGAGCCATATTACTTCTCCTTAACATCAACCATCATATACATAGTATAGCTCGATATTTTAAAAAAGTCAAGCGATCTTTTTGGCTTCGAGAGAATCCTGGAAACCTTGATGGAACCCAGCATACCACTCTCGTTCACGATAATGTTCTGACTGCACCAGCCTCTCGTTACTCTGATCTACAGATAGATAGTTGTAGGGACAGTCCTTTATAGAACCGCCAGAGACATAATGCTCTTTACCTTCGAGAAAAAACTGGTTAGTATACTGCCATTCATTCATGCCGTTTATCCTTGACTTGAATCCAACAATTTTTAGGGTCGTTATGACACTGCAATTCCAATATAGTTCTAGAATCTTTCATAACTGGTGTTATATATATTGCGTCAATATAAGGTATAATTAAGTATACCCATATAAACACCATTTCGAGAAAGTATCTTTTCTTTTCAGAGATCTTTTGGTTATGATTTGAAAGAAAAGTAAGCATCGATTATCTTTTGAAGCGGCCGTTCAAGAGCATCATAATGTTCTTTATCCATAATCCCGCAAAGAATATCCTGATAATCTTCTGGATCTAAGAACTGCTTTAGAATATCTTGATATTGTTTGCGAGTTTTTGGTTCTTCGACAGGAATGCCCAGAACGTTAGGAACGTCATATCGCTTCATATCTTCGGCAATACCACGAGCAATGACCGTCTTTGCCTTGGCGACAAAGTTCTTCATTGTTTCGACTTCTAACTGTTTCTGGGATTTTGGGAAAGATATAATATCAGCGCTCACGACTCATATCCCTCGGTACACATTTGACCTTAACGTAATAATGATCGCCTTCTTTTGGGACAAAGGCAAGTTTGGAAACTCGCTGATAACCCTCTTGAAAACAACTCATCGGCGTGTTTTGCATTTCGCCCATAACAATTGTCGTGTCTCTGCCGCCTTCTTTACATTCCATAGAAGATAGGAGAGAGTTACAGATAAGAATAACTGGAACATATTCGATCATCCTTGACAGCGTACGCCGAATTTTGCATCAGCGCCCATTACTTTTCCATGAAGAGTGCCAATATGACACGCCTTCGGCTCAATTTCCACGTGCTGCTCAGTGCAAACACCTGAAACACACATATAAACAATAGCTGCAATCAACTTCATAATATATATCCTTTTATTATGCCGCTTTTTTGTCTTTTACCTCAAAAAAGTGCTTTTTAAGATCGGCGGAGGCTTTATCTAGAATTTCTCCACTGACGCCAATACGAATTAGTTCTGCTAACTCGATAATTTCAGCTTCTGTGATGTTTTCCGCTGGCTTAAACTCAAAAACTTTCGACTGAGTGTATTTCTTTTCCTTAGCCATTAGGTTCTCCTTCTTGTCGTTTGTATTTCACAAGCTCTAGTTTACCATATGCAGGACAAATTACAACTTCTTCCGGCAGTCCTAGCTCATTTTTTTCGCCATGTTCGCCGCAAAGATAATACGCTTCTGATTTTTCAGGAAAAACGTGTTTCAGAACCCTTTTCATGAAGGCATTTTCTTCCTGAAGCAATTCTATATGTTCGAGATATTTCTTTCTTTCTTCTTGAACAGAATTCTCACTCATAAACAAATCCTCTATATTATTTTGAAGTCTTTTTGACGGTCTTTACAACTGGTGCTGGAGCCTCTACGACAGGAGCAACTACTAGATCGGCTTCTGTTCTATTCTGCATTTCATGAAGATACAGAATTTCGGCATTGACGGCGGAATTATAACCTTCCAAGAATGAATCCGAGTGCACTCTTTCAGAATTATCTTCCTGCCACTTATGCAACGCCTCGAGACGAGCAACAATATCTTTTTCGTTAATAACCATATTATTCTCCTTTGAGCAATACAGTTTATTTATCAACTATAATACTCTATTTTTTAATAAGAGTAAACCTCTTATTTCCTAGAGACGGTCTACGGTTATACCTTAATCCAATCACGACGCTTCAAATTCCATATTACGATTCTTCATTTCAGTAATAAGAGCCCAATATTCTTTTTCAGTCTCACCACGTTCTTTAGCTTCGGCAGACCAATTACCTTCAGCAGCCATATAATACATATGGAGAC